CTTCGGCGTTTGGTCGCCAGAGTGACCCGTTTGAAACAAGCTATCCGACCTCTCGGTATAGAAGTCGTCGTCCTTGAAGCTCAATGAAGCCCAGGCGGAATCTGTACTGCGCCTTAGAAACAATGCTGACTTCCAGGTTTTCCTGGAAGCAGCGAGTGAGTACAGAAGGGAATGTTTAGAATTTGCTATGTACGGCCAGGAGGAGAATGTTCTCACCAGCCGAGGTATGGCAAGAGCAGTGACCGAACTTATACGCTCAGTCGGTTCAGCGGAAGTGCTGCTAAAAAAGATGCGTGACAGGAAAAAGAAATAATGGCTAAGAAATTACCAAAGCAGGTACAAGCTCAGATAGCAGAATCCGAACGCCTGGCACAGGAGTTGGAATTGCAGAATAGCGGAGCAGACACAACCGAGGAGTTACACGCAGATGAAAGCCAATCCCCAGAGACGCAACAGCATTCTGCGCAAGACCAATCCTTCACTGCTGAACAAAACGAAGTCCAAACCCTCGAAGCCGAAGGGCAGGAAGACGTTGGGGCTACCGAAGGGGGCCAAGCGTCGGAAGACTACTCGAAAGAAGAAGTAGAAGACCCGAACAGCGAGACGTTCCAAAAACGCTGGGAGACATTGCAGGGATTATATAACTCTGAGAAGAAAACTACCTCAGAACTGGTAGGCCGGGTAACCGGGCTCGAGAACATGCTGGCCCAGCTTTCTAGTGTAAGAGATCAGGAGCTTGAGGACGAGCCAAATGGTAATGTACAAACAAACCTTGTAAGCGATGAGGAAATAGACGAGTATGGGTCTGACCTTATCGATGTAATGAAACGGGCAGCACGAGATGCTGTGAAAGATGAATTCGATGCCTTAGCAGCTGAGAATAATAAGCTGAAATCAATGATCGGTGGTGTTGGCCAGAAAGTTGAGCAAGACGACCGGGAAAAAGTATATGCCGAGTTAGCCTCTAAAGTAGACAACTGGCAGACACTCAATCGCAGCCCAGCGTTTTTACGTTGGTTAGATGAGATTGATGTGTACGCGGGAGAACCCCGCAAATCCCTACTTGGTAGGGCGTTCGCAGCTAATGATGCTACTCGTGTTATTAGCTTTTTTAAGGGCTTTATAGATGAACACGCAGCTGTAAGCAGAGCAGCGGATGATACGAGTACTGAGGTAGCCCCGGCACCCAGTAAGACATCGTTGGAATCGCTAGTGTCACCAGGAGCAGGAGCTTCCGGGACAGCTGACAAGACTTCAGATCAAGGTCGTATGTGGAAAGAATCAGAGATTGGTTCCTTCTATGAATCTGCTCGTAAGGGCAAGTTCAAAGGCCGTGACGACGTTTACGTTGCCACGGAAAAGCAAATACAAGCTGCTTTGTCAGAAGGTAGAATCCTTCTCGGGCAGTAACTTGATAATTTAGGAGAATTGTTATGGCGTTTCCAGTAGACGGCACACCGTACCCAGGAGGTGCGGGTCCAGTTGCTAGCCCAGCTTATTCGGGCGTATTCATCCCTACCTTATGGTCGGGCAAACTAATCGAGAAGTTTTACGACGCGACAGTATTGGCAGCGATTGCTAACACTGACTACGCCGGTGAAATTTCCAACCAGGGTGACCAGGTTGTTATTCGTCAGAAACCAACTCTGACCATTAACGCATACCAGGCTGACCAGGATTTGGTCGTTGAACGTCCAAGTTCCTCAGTTGTGAATCTCGACATCGATAAAGGTCAGTACTTCGCTGCTATCCTTGATGATGTCATGGAAACACAGGCTGATTTAAACCAGCTGGGTATGTGGGCAGATGATGCCTCTGAGCAGATGAAAATTACCATCGACTCAGATGTTCTTCGTGGTATCGCAGGTGATGTTGCTGCAGAAAACTCCGGCTTAACCGCTGGTGTTATCTCAGGTGATATTGACCTGGGTGTAACTGGTACTCCGATTGACTTGGTATCTCGCGCTCCTACCGCTGGTCAGGTTGAAGTTATTGATCTGATCTTGCGTATGGGACAGGTTCTGGATGAGCAGAACATTCCTGAGTCTGGCCGCTGGTTAGTTATCCCAGCAGCAGTCGCAGCTATGATCAAGCGTTCAGAACTGCGTGATGCATCGCTGACTGGCGATGGTATGACCATGTTACGTAATGGCCGTCTGGGTATGATTGATCGCTTTACCCTGTACGCTAGTAACCTGCTTCCAGCAGGTATTGCTGACTCTCTGGCCGCTGGTGAGACCCAGTTGTTCGCAGGTCACAGCCACGGTCTGACGTTTGCTTCGCAGCTTACAAAGATGGAAACCATTCGCTCTGAGAGCACTTTTGGTACCATCATGCGTGGACTGCAAGTTTACGGCTACCAGGTAACTGATGGTACTGCCATCACTACCGCTATCGTAGACCCAGTATAAGAACTCGGGGGGCTTAACCGCCCCCCTCGTTTTTAAGGAGCAAACATGGCTAAGCGTAAAGTACTACGGTACATCGGTACCGACAACATCGTTCGTTATGACGAACGGTATGCGAACAACGGCAAATTCGAGACAATCGAGCTCGATACAGATTCCAAACCTGTTAGTGAGAAACCGACCCCCACTAGGAAGGCCACTAAGAAGAAAGCTGCTAAGAAGAAAGCTGCACCAGCTGCTGTAGCAATCCCTGCAGGTGACGCGGAGTTAGACGATCTACTATCTGGGATAGGTTAATGTTATGCGGACTGTCCAGGATGTATTAAATGATGTCAGAGTCATACTGCAAGACCAGGTAGACCCCTTTCGGTATACAACCGGCGAATTGTTGATGTACATAAACAACGGGCTCTACGAACTCAAGCGCTTGCGCCCAGATATCTGGCTGTCCAGTTTAACCTTTCCGGTCACAGATTTGCCCCGGTATGTAGACGATCCTGTTGATCTAGCAACTGCACTACCTTTCAATACTATGTTCTATCAACCGCTCGTACTCTACGTGGCTGGTTACGCTGAGTTACGCGATGATGAATTTACTCAGGACGCGAGAGCAGCGACTCTGTTAAAATCCTTCGCAGTACAGTTATCTGCTCCAGCGGCGGCTATAGTATGAACAATGTAAGCGTACAAGACTTTCTACCAGATTTGATGCCTAGACTGCCAGGAGCAGAGGAAGAACTGGTAATGCACGAGACTTTCGCAGCGATACGTGAGTTCTGCGAAGATGGGCAGGCCTGGATAGAAACCCTACCTTCTGTTAGCTCAAAGGCGAACAATCCAAACATATATCTCAATCCGCAGCCAGACGGTCGCGTAGTCGGGTATGTTAAGCAGGTTCTTTTTGTAGGTGCAGGCACTGTATCTGCCACTTCAAACTCAAACGGGTTTCGCAAGTTACTCACCCCTATAACTACCGTTCCGGCGTTCGTAACAACCGGCCAGGAACCAACTGCGTACATGATGGCGGATACCGGGCATCTAGTCCTTAATCCCATCCCTACTTTGGATCATACAAAATCCTACACAATTGATATATCCCTGATACCGACGAATGTGAAGGCCCGCTTACCGCAGGAGTTTTTGACGCACCATCGTGACGCGATTATATCTGGAGTGTGTTCTCGGATGATGTTGATGATCTCCAAACCGTGGTCTAATCCCACAACTGCCCTGTACCATGGCAAACGCTTCCGCAATTTTGTGAAGCGGTCACGTGCGCTTACTAACTCTAAATATTCTCCTGGCGCCGGTTGGAGATTCCCTGATTTCGCTATGCAACGCTTCGGCAGTTACACCGGCGGCGGTCGGGGCCTTACATGATAGCTGTAAGCCAGATAAGCCTATGCCTAATTGCTGCGAACTGTTTAGTTGCGCAAGAGGTAGTACCCGATTTCGGAGAAGCTGTTTGTGCGCCAACACACACTAACTACATACTTGTGCCTGAGCTTTACAATGAGTCTACTCCGATGGAATACGAGGATATGGCTTACGCGTACAACGAGATAGCTGCGTCAACTGCAGGTACTACAGAGGTTATTTACGTACCGCCGCACACTAATGTAGCTTACGCGTACGCCCTTGAGGCTACGGTTGAGTCGACCCCATTTAACAACATACCTTGTTAGGAACAACCTATGCTGCTATCAAGATTCAACGTACAACCTACTGAGGACAGGCAGTTCGTAGTAGATTATTCTGATCGGCTAGGGAGTACTCAGCTGCTGAGCACGCTCGCTGCGGTTATTGTTACTCCCATAGATACTCCGCCGTTTACAGTAACTGGGCTCGTCAGCAATGCAGGCACTGCGGTAACACTACGCGTAACTGGCGGGATAGATGGTGCTGAGTACAAAGTAGAGCTTCAGGTTACTACAACAGTCACCCTGGAAACCTGGGAAGACGAGTTAATATTTATTGTGGAGGACTTATAACGTGTCGCTTCTAACTAGTAATTTCGCTACTGGGCTAATGTCTCTGGCTATTAGTGATACAGATACCAGTATTATCCTGTATGTAGGCGAAGGGGCATTGTTTCCCGCGCCCACAGGTAATGACAGCTCTGTGTTGGTTCTTGAAGATGTAAACGGTGTGAAAGAGATTGTGCACATGACACAGAATCTTAACGATGTGTTAACTGTTGTCCGAGGCCAGGAAGGCACCCTGGCAGCGGCGTTTGTAATAGACTCCAGAGTAGAGATACGTCTTACTGACGGGTTTTTAACTAACTTCGTAGATGGTGGTGAGTTCTAAATGGCCGGGCCACTGCAGTTTGCTAACAAGGGCGGAGACGCTTTAGCAGCTTCCATAGCTCCGACAAGCACAGCCGCGCGAGTTTTTGATGCTTCCAGCTTTCCCGTCCTAGTGGCAGGAGAAAGTTTCTTTGCTGTACTAGAACTGGTAGATAAAACTGCGTTTGAAGTAGTTAGTGTAACCGCTGTCAATGGCAACACCCTTACAATAACCCGCGGGATAGGCGGAACAGTCCCGCTGGCGTTCCCCGCTGGGGCCCTGGTAGAGAACAGGGTTACAAAGACTACCCTCGAAGAATTTATACAGCGTAGTAGCGCGGACTATTCCGCACCTGGCCACGTACACGTCGAAGCTGATATAACTGATCTCCAGCCCTACCTGCTGAACATAGCTGGGCGGATTATAGGG